GACGAGCTTTTTAAAGGCTATCGTCACACGCTCAACCATGGTCATTCGCACATTTGGGGGCAATCTGTTAAGTCCTCCGGTTGCCCGGACACTATCAAACCAAATCGCCAATGCACGCAGTTTCCCGTACTCCTCAATGATCGGTTTAAGGTCATCAAGTATGAAAGGGGGGATTAACATCTCAAGCTTTGTAACGAGCTGGTCACGCACGTAAGCTTGCGCATACGTACCACCAGCTTCCTGTTTCCTCAGGAGGGTCAGATAATCTTGCACTTGCAAGGCCAATGACCCCAACCATGGTCCATAAATCTGCTCGTTAGCAGACGGACCCCAGGTTTTGGCAATGAGTTCCTCCCACCCCTGGTCGGGGTCGGGAACGTCACAAAGCAAATCTGACGTGCTCATCTGCACCACGGAGGATGAGATAAGCCTTCGTAAAGTGTACAACCCAGCCGAAATCAGCTGAGTCTCTGTTCTGACCGCAGTTAGGTTCTCTAGAAACAGTTCCAAGCGATCGTGCATCGGAAGCCCATGGGGGTTCAGACCGAGTCCCCATGGCTCGGGCACGGTTTCTAGGATCTTGGCGATTGCAGTTTGTCGTCTGGTTAAGAGACAATAGCCATCACGGCCGAATGCCTTAATGATATCGAAGAAGTTATCATCTGTGGGCTGACGCCACTTAAACGATGGGTATTGGCCATCGACACAAATGAGCCTACTACAGAATTCGCACGCAGCATCGGACACCAAGGTTTTATCCTTGGATACGGGGACCCCTAAATCCTCTAAAAGTCCTATGACCAGCTCGCCAGCCGCCTGATGAAAGACGACTAGGTCATCACCGACCTGGACCGATACGTCACCGGCACGATAGCTATCATGGGCTCGCACCTGATAGCAGGCGCCCTGAACTAGGGCACCTAAGGTTATAGAGAGAGCGGCGTTAAACACTGGATACCAGCCCAAAGGCTGACCCACCGTCCATACCACCTCCCCTTGGCCGGATATGCACTCCCAACTACTCGGGAGATGCCAGGGTAGCTCGCACACTTCTAGGTAAAAGCTGATCCAACGAGGATCAACACCTAGGACCCCAAGTGTAAAGGCAACTAGGGATCGCGGAAAGTTATCGGTCGCACCTTCAAGGTCAATCGAAAATGCGATTCGATGTTCCTGTAGTAAACTATGGGCACGTCTCCGACCAGCATCCTGGTCGTACTGGTAGTTACCAGCTAGTCTCTGACAGACTCGCTCTGTCCATTGGTAGAGCGGAATCGCCGCAGCTTGTAAGCTGCGATACGGATTCGCAACGAATCTACCTTTGTACCCGGGCTCCTGCACAACGCTAACCGCCCCGGCGTAGGGTTGAAGTCTCTCTACGCCAAGCTCCTCCAATATTGCCAACATATCGTCAGCATGTTCGTCCATGGTATCATGGAGTCCCTGGAACACCTCATTCATGATGTCCCAGTGACGCCGGACGAAACCTCCTCCGTCGGTTAAGATGGAGAAGGCGGAGTCAATAACGCCTTCGGGCTCTGGCAAACGCATGTTGCCGAACAGCGGTACACTTTTCGCGTCTGTCGTCGGGTAAGCGAGGATCGAAAGGCCCTTAACTTCGGGTCCTTTTGGGAAAACGACACCCGCACGCTTCCACGCGTCTAAACCCTTCAAGATGTAGGCTTTTGCTTGCTCCTCTTTCTCAAGAGGTACGGAGGGCCGCTGAACCCCCTTTACAAACTTCTTCCACTGCCTCGCGGTAATCTTCACAGCGGAAAACTGCGAATACACCATTAGACAGTTCCACACCTTCATGAACATGTTGGGTGGCAACTTCCACAAGATGCGCATGGCACCTCGAGGTGTCCCATCCCTATGTCTTGCGACATAATGGTTGTCTGTTCGACCGAGAAAAGAATTGAGGCGATACGCCTTAAGGTCTTTCAACCGTCGGACGGTATTCTCCTCACCCATGGCCTGAACCCACTTCTCAATCAGGTTGATAATGGGAAGAGACTGTGACGGGGATAACCCAAGCATCGTCATGCGGCGCATGGCAGAAGATCGTCTCTTAGCGGATTTCTCCGCCGAAGAGGTTTTTCGTACCTGTTTGGGCACGTTTATCCCTCCAATCTAACTGCTCACGATCCACGCAAGACTAGAGTATTAAGTGTACTCTGGCACTGCTCGATTTTGAAGGACAAGCCCTCTTGGCTGAGCA